CAATGCTGGGGAAGTACTCACCGTCAACCCTGAAGCCCCCTTGGATGGAGGCTTCTGTCAACGCTTCGTCAGCGTTGAGTTCGACGGCGGGATTCCTACATGAGACAATCCAGTAATTACAGGGGAAACCCTGGCATTACGGTACCTATGATCTGAGTCCGGAATAGTATTCTGGTCTTAGCTCGTTCGGTATTTTCATCTCATGTATTGTTTTGTATCAGTAATGATATTGAACAATGGTCACGGTACCACTTTGCGAAATTATTCACAAGTGTGGCATTCGTGGCAAGTAGAATCTCGTGATTTCTCTTAGTGTTGATCCTATCTGGGTCAAAACCCAGCAGAGCCGCCTTGTTCATAACAAGGGACTCTGGACTCGTAATCATAGGATCACGGATATTCTCGAGTTGTTCCCGAGTATCCTGATATTGATCGAAAATCAATTTCACACTAGGGATTGAAAGGAGTGCCGATTGGGCATCCGAACCTCTGTAATGCCGAATCAGTCTCTTCTGCACTTTTAGTGCATCAGCAGACTGACCACGCAGTTTCAGTAAGGAAGCTTCGAGAACCCTCGCTTTGTTCTCGGCCAAGGCTGGAATAAGAAATTGTTCCGCCCTTGACCTAGATTGAAAGCACCCCAAGACCTCCGGGCAGATCGTACGTACAAATTGTAAAATTTGTTCGCCTCGGTCTACCCCGGGACGGTCTCAGGGTAACAGGAGGAACGTCAGTGCCTTTCTTAACAACCTATCGGTCCTTGCGGACGGTAGGGAAAAGTACTTGGCAAGAAGCTCTCTTAGAGCCCCGGGTTCCACATCTGATCCACTGTGTTCCCATCTCCGAAGGACGTTCTGGTATTCCGCCGTAAGGCTATATCAACTTTTGCAGTTGAGGAATGCTCGTAACTGAATTCCAGAGATTTCGATACCATTGTGGTACCATCGTTTGGCAAACTCATACGTATCATTTGATACATGCGATTTTGCTTCTGAGATTTGAACTCCTAGTCGGCTGATTAAGGTTTTATAGCTTTCTGCTACATCCTTATCGGCGATTACGATATCATCTCCCAGAATTGCGTAGTCTGATCAGTAGGTTTTACCTACCATCATGGCAGCGCATCGAACGATGGCATGGTGTGTGAGCGCAAACACGGCTCATGAACTGTATGCTCCCATCGGTTGACCAGCAGCGTATTTAACGCTCCGGTTCTCCGTTGGCGCATAGAATTCATGTTGTGTCAAGACTCGTTCCCAGGCATCCGAATATTCTTGATTGACAAGATATTTCACAACCATCTTTTGGATGGTTATTGGAAATCTGTCAGTTGCTGAACTTAGGTCCAGCGAATAATAGGGTCCTTTTCCAAGGTGGCCTGCTACTTTATCCTGCCTAAAAGTGAAATCGGAATCAATTCCTGATAGGATTTTCATTATCTTATCATGGAGTGGTTTCAATGCACTTTGGGTTCAATAATCAAGGATTGCAATAATCCGGATTTTTGATTCAGGCTCAAGTATCAGGGAAAGCTTTCGAAGAAGCATTTTGGGTTTACCACCCACATGTTCTTTGATAGCATCGAGGTCGAACATTCTCACGTGATCGATTGCCTCAGACAGCTCCTTACCTGCCAGTATACCTATATCTTTGATTAGGTTATCTGGTAGCAGGTGAGCATCTAAGAGCGATCCTTTCACAGCGAGGGAGTTCGGCCCCGCCTTGGTTGTTAGATGGAAATTACTCCACTGAGGGGCGGTTCTTGGCAACATCATCTGATCAAGAACAGCAGGGAGCAAGTACTCTAGTTCCGGGATAACTCCTGGATCCATTGTACTTGGTTCCTCAATTGTTCTTAGATTAGGTGAGCCGTGTGACCCAGGTAGAGCTCTCGAAATTGACAATAGTGTCAATAAGAGTCTCTTCTCACTTGTTGTTCCGGTTATTAGGTTCTGAAGAGGTCCCAACGTTGTAGGGATCCCTTTCGAATTTAATCCGATACCGATAATGTGAGCTTTGAGAAGTGGATGACCACAAATAGCTCGAGTTACATGCAACTTAATTGCTTTCACCCGTTGTATTGTATGATCGACTCCCTTTGTGAGAATTCACTGTTCTACTTTTCCGAAGAAGTGATCAATGTAGAGATCACCGTTCGGGACCTTTAGGAATCAATTATTGGACCATCTAACGATGGTCTTCATTAATTTGATTTTTAAATTGTTCATAACGGTTGTCTTTGTGTTGATTGTCTTCGTACTTACTGACTTTATAGTCTTTCGAGACTAGAGCAGTAGGTGGTCAGCCTCGCCTACCCTAGTAACTGCTTAAACAGCCCCTCATCTTTCGATGAGGTAACCTCTAATCAACTATAGAGTCTGTTAATAGTAAGTACTGGCCTTTGCTATCGCCATCTCGGGAGATGGGTGCGGTGGACTGGCCGTCTGGGTTTGACACCCTAGATGGTGGTGTGAGTATT